CATGGTCATGAGTTCGACCTGATGAAGCCCTTCCCGGACGAACTCATGACCATGTGGAAGATCGGGAAAGCAGTTGGGCAGGTGAAGAACAACACCCCCGACATCCTCGACCCGCTGAAGGACGATCTGTTCGACTGATATGGCTCGCCGGATGGAAGTCAAACGGGAGGGCAACGGCTACGTCATCATCGACGGAGAGGCCAGGATCGGTCCTATCACGTCCCGCGCGGTCGCCTTCGCCGAAGTGCAGGCGCGCGGAGGCCGGGTTCATCTGGCATGGCGGCGCACTGTCATTGGCGGCAACGTCGTTCCGCGCAGCTTCCAGGCATCGTTTGAGGACGAGGACGGCGGCAGCATCGCCAAGAACGAGCACGGCGGATTCACGCTCGGATCGTGGCAAGCCTTTGCTGGCGGTCTTAACAAGGAAACAAACCGCTATGGTACCGGCACCCAGATCGTCGATACGAAGGACGAGGCCGTGGAGTTCGTCGAGCGGCAATTCACACGGTTGATGGCCGGCGACGCAAAGCCGCTGTCAAACGCCTATTCCAAGGCCAAAGGCGAATAGCAGGCATGCGACCGCGACGGCAGGCCTCGGGCGCAAATTAAAATCAAATTCGAAGGGCTTTAAAAGGCGCTGTGTAGCCCATTCGAGCCACAGAGCTAGAACGGGGCCTCCGGACGGTCAGCGGCGCTGTACGGCCGTCTATTGCAATCGGGTCCGGCAAAGCCGATATTCAGTGCAGGCCGCCATGACAACCGGGAAATCGCAGGTCCGGTTCGGCGCCCCGCTCACGCGGGCTGTTGTTACGGGGAAAGTTGCGTACCCCCTTGGCGGCCGGCCACCCTTCAGAGCGATCCCGACAGAAGCTGATAGGTATTGGTGTCGGTCAGAACGCGGGCCTCTACGAGGCCGGCCGTTCGCACCGCATTGGTGACGATGGTCTGGCGATCGCCGCCGTTCTCGCGAGCGCGCCTGGAGAAGTCGAGGCGAACGACCAGCTTGCCGTACCGGCTGCCGTCTGCCGGATCGAAGATGTAAAGCAGCGCGCCGTCCCGGCGATCGCGCAACACTGCGCGGGGCTGCGCTACCAACTCCGGCAGTCTGCGCAGGTCCTCGCCCGAGACCGCCTGAGGCCCCTTCGCGTCGCGGAGGATGTGCCGGACGGTCCGTTGGTCGATCGTGATGGCGCCCGACTGCGGGCGGACGTCCTGGCGGTCGAGCGCATCGAGCACCTTCTGATCGAGCGCACCGACCGTCACCATGGTCCTGTCAAGCGGGCCGCCGGCGGCAGCCTGGTCGAACCACTCGCCGAATTCGTCGGCGAGCGGCTTCGTCAGCCACGCCGGATCCGAGTTCGCCAGCGCCGCCAGTTCCGGCGGAGCGCCGATCAGCTTGTCGGCGCCGGCGAGTGCGACGCGGTATCCCGCCTTTCCCGGATTGTAGGCCCAGCCCGGATCGATGCCGGTCGGGACGCGCGTGACCTCGCCTGTGCGCTTGTTCGTCCAATCGGTAAAAGTGGTCTCGGGCGCCTCAAACTTCAGTTTTTCGCCCTGGCGCTGCAGCCGGTCGATATCGCGCTGGGAAAGACTCTGCAGGGTGCATTTGCAGCCCCAGCCATTCGGGCAGGCATGCGTCTGCCACCACGGATCGTCGACCGGCAGCACCGTGTTGTGCCAGAGATGATGCTGCCAGCGCGGGTGCGGCTGCTCCTCGACGTGGACGTAGCGCAGGAAAGGCCGCGCCTTCTTGTTCCGCTCGAAATTGGCCCAATGGCCGGCGGCGTAGGAGACGCGCATATTCGCGTCGAAGATCGTCTGCAGGCGGCGGGTCGAGCCAAGCTGGCCCATGACGGTCTCACCCGTCTGCGGATCCCGAACCGGCTGCTTGCCCCACCATCCCTTCGCCTGCAGCGTCGGCGTCAGCTCGCCGGCGAAATCACGTAACGTCTTGCCCTCCGCAAGCGACTTCTGGACGGCCTGGTAGATGTCGGAGAGGACGTCGAAGCCGGCTGACTTCGCTACGGTGAACATGGAGGCATGTTCTTCCTGCCAGACGTCCAGCCAGGAGAACGACGGATCAAGCCGGTTACCGCGCGCGAGGAAGGCGCGGACGGCGTCGTCCGGCGGCAGCGGCGTGACGTCGATCGCCATGCCTACGAAAGCTTCTCATTGCCTTCGCCGGCGAGCCGTGCGGCGAATACGGCGCGCGCCAGCTCCTCGGTGAGCGTGCCGAGGCTCATATCGGCGAAACGCCGCGCGAGGATCTGTTTCACCTCGTCCATGCTATTGGCGGCCGCGATCTGCGTCTCCAGGCCGGCGACGATCGGGGCGACAAGCGGCTCCCAATCGTCGAGCGCGTCCTGGACGCCGGCATCGATGCCGTCGCCAGACCGTTGCTGCGTTGTGAACGGCATCGGTTTGCCCTGCTGATCGGTAGGCGCGCCAGCATCAAATGACGCGGTCGACGGCCCGGGCGCAACGAGCAGCTCCTCATCCGGCCCCGGATCCGGCAGGCCGATCTTGTCACGGATGGTGGACATGCCGACTTTGCCGCCCATCGAGACGAAGGTTTTCACGGCCGGCATGAACTGAGCGAGGTCGACCACTTCCGGCCGGCCGATGCGGATCTTCGGATAGGCCTTCTGCGGCCGGAAATTCAGGTCGACGGCTGGCCGTACGAGATCCCGATTGAGCGTGGCGGCGAGCGACTTGGCGTCGGCCTTCTCGATATCGTCGCGGACACGGTCCTGGACCGCGCCGACCGCATAGCTGCCCTTCTGCGCATCCGTGGTCGACGTCTGGCCAAGGACAAGCTTCGAAACCTGCCGGTCGAGCCAGTCCGAGCGCTTCTCGTAGAGATCGTGACTGCCGGTCAGATCGGCCTTGATGAAGTCGATCGCCATCGATTGCGGCACGATCGCCGCATAGTCGGCTCCGATGTTCATCACCGCGTTGAGAAGCGTTTCCTTGTCCTTCTCGGTCGCGCCTGGTCCCCATGTGCCAAGCCGCAGCGGCTGACCGTAGGCCTCGCAGAAGATTGCCCAATCCTTCCCGGTGAACGCCTTGAACAGGAAGGACCAGGCGGCGCCACGGGCGAGACCACCACGGATCGGCAGGCCGGACTTCGCCTTGAAGGAGTGGAAGATCCAGCCGAACGGTTTCAGCGGCTGATCTTCGGCCCCATCCCTCAGGAGCGGCGTCTCGCCGTCGACACGATCGAACCGGAACCAGCGCGGATCGCGCCATGCGAGCCGTTTCGGCCGCCACTGGCCCTCCGACGTGTCCCACAGGATCTCGGTGCAGGAGTATCCCTTGCCGGTCGCGTCAAGGATGTCCTTCAGCTCGATCTCGAAAGCATCGCGCCCGACAATCTCGCGGATGAGGTCGGCATGGGCAACGCTCTGCGCATCATCCGCCGCGGCCTCGACGGTGATGTCGAGCCCTGCGACCTGCAGCTTGCGCGTGCCAAGCACCGAGCCATAGTGCGGATCTCGCTCCTCCATGTCCTCAGCGAGCGCCAGATAGCGCTCGGGATCCCCGTCGATCGATTCGCGCAGGATCGCGGCAAGTCGCTGCGGCGCGAGGCCCGCGGCCGGATGCATCGCGTCGACACGGCGGACGCTGCCGATCGTCGGGGCGGCCTGTTCCTCTTTCAGCTTGGCGGTGTCTACAGGACGGCCATAGGCATCGTACCAGGTGAAAGCCATCAGAAGATTCCTCCGGTTCGGCGCATGGAGCCCATGCGGAAGTCGCGCGGCCGCTCGTCTGCATAATCGCGCATGCGATAGCTTTCGGTCTCGGCGCGCTCCTGGAAGCGGCTGGCCGGCCGCGCGACAGAGGTGTAGCCGTACTCGTGCCACTGCATGCGGCTGGCGAAATAAGCCAGTGCCAGGGAGACGGCGAAATCGCCGTGCCGCTTCTTGCCGGTCTCGCCTTCGCGCTCCGGCGGGATCGACGGCACGCCACGGATGATCTTGACCAGGCGAAGATCGGCCTGGTGTTCCGCGTCGCGCGTCAGCCAGATCGCGCCGTCCTCGAAGGCGGCTTTGAGCGGCGGCATGTTCTCGTTGTACCAGGGCGCGGACAGGTGGATCGCCCAGACGAGACCGGCGCCTTCCTCTTCCTCGCGCATGCCGAATTCACGGCCGAGATCCTCGGCAAGGTTCATGCCCATGCCGGTGGCGTCTATCGCGGCGCCGACGAGGCGCGGGGCGGCCGACAGGATATCGCGCGCGATCGCCTTCTGCTCGGCGAAGGGGACGTTGCGCATTTCGACGGTGAGCGCCGATTTCCGCGTCAGGTCCGTATCGACCTGAAGCAGATGAATGATGGCCGGGTCGCTCTTTCGCGCCGGGTCATAGCCAAAGGCATGCTGTTTTGTTTTGTCGAGCCGATCGAGCGCGCGGCCGATCGCCTCGATGTGCGGCGCCAGCATATGCCGGCGCTCCAACTCGGGCCGGTGCAGGAAATCCGGAGGCAACGCGATGCGGATGACCGGGGCTTCTTCCGGCGAAAGCCGCATGCGCGCTTCGATCAGGGGCGCCGTGAGCCACGCTCCGGAGCCCATGGTCGGGATGCAGAACAGCTCCTCGTCCGCGCCTTCGCCGTAGAATTCTATGATCTCCTGGCGCCACGCGGCTTCCTTCGTCGCCGACCATTCTTCTCCAGTGACGAGGCAGATGCGCTCGTAGAGCCCGTTCTTCAGCGCTTCGTCGAAATCGATCCGCAGATGCGCGAATTTCGAGCGTTTGGCGAGGATGTCCTGGATATGGACGTTGAACTCGTTATCGGTGCCGTTGTGGGTGGAGCAGACGACGACCTGTCCGCCCCACATCAGGAACGCCATGGCGGCCTTGAGCAGCTCCTTCAGATTGTCGACGAAGGCCGCCTCGTCGATGATGACCAGACCCTGTTTGCCGCGCAGCGTGCGCGGTGCCGAGGACAACGCCACGATCTCGAATCCGGAGGCGAACCGGATGCGGAATGCCTGGATCGACCGGGTGTCTGTCGGATCGCCGGGGTTCTGGTCGGCAAAGAGGAACTCCTGCGCTTCCATCGCCGCCAACGAATAGGCTCGCGCCCACATGGCGCAGGCGTCGATGAACTCGCGGGTCATCTCCTGCGAATAGGAGATGTACATCGCATCCATGCCACCGGCTTCCTTGGCACGCGCAGCGCGGAGGACGGCGTAGGAGGCCAGCCCCCATGTCTCGCCGATGCGCCGGCTCTTCTCGATGAAGAGCACGCGGATCCCCGTTGTCTCCAGGAGCTGGACTGTACGAGCCTGATAGCCCAGCAGCACCTTAGGCAATCCAAGGTCCGCAACGATCTGCGGCAGGGCCTCAGTGGACTCCCGCCGCAGCTTCTCCCATTCCGCCTGGGTGATGGGAGCGCTCATTTCGGCATCCGCTCGAAGGCGCGGGTTACGGCCCGCAGGGCGGTGTCCAGGTGGCCGATATACTCGTCGACCGCGCCCCAATTCGGATCGCCGCGCATGCGCTCGGCTGCCTGCATCTCGCGACGAAGCGCGTTGTTGAGCGCGCCAAGCTGGTCGGCGGAAAGGGAGACAAGAACGGTCGCGGCGGTTTTCATTGCGTCCGCACCCCGAGGATCTGCGCCTTGATCGCCTCGGCCGTCTCGGCCGACATGCCGTTGACCTTGCGGACGGTCTCGACGGCCTGGTCGACCTGGCTGGCGAATTCTTTCTCGACCTTCTGCCGCCGCGCGGTGGAAACACCCTGCGCCTGGGCGGCCTTGAACAATGCGCTGGCAAGGTTCATCGCCCCCTTCGGGTCGATGCCGCTCTCGCCGGCGGCCGTCACAACCTCGAATACGAGCGTCTTGATCGCCTCGGCCGCGATCAACGTGAGATCGTCGGATGCCTTGGCGTCGAACTTGCCGGCGATCGCCCCCGCAATTTCGCGCGTCTCGGCAAGGCGCCGGGTGAGCGTGGCCTGTTTGATCGAATAGCGGTTGAACGCCGATCGCGACGGGATCGTGAATTCCAGCTCGCCGCGGTACTCGGCCTGCAGGGCCTGAAGCTTTCCGAAGAACTCCTCGTAGATCTCCTGTTGGGTACGATCGCGGTCCTGCAGCTGCTCGGCCGCCCATGCGATGATGGGCGTCGCCTCGTCAGGCAATAGCTCGATGCCGGAAAGCCGGCCGCGACCGCGCGCCATATCAGGCCTCCGGCCGCGATGGGCGCTTGACGCCCGGTAGAGCGACTTCCCGGCGCAGGTGGCGATGCCCTGTCTCGGTCAGCCGGGCGATCTTCACCGAACCGGCGTCCGTTATGGTGATCGCGCCCATTTCGGCGAGCCAACCCAGTTCGGCATGGACCCATTCACGCGGCTTGTAGATGCCGAACGTCGCGAGGACCTCGCCCAAGAGACTGGAGTTCAAGGTTTCGGAAGGCTCATCGGCCAGAGCTTTCAGGATGACCAGGCGCGCTTCCTCGCGCATGATGCGATCGATGCTCATTTGCCGTTGGCCCTCTCGAATTCCAGTTCCTGCAGCCGGTCGGCGATCGCCTGCACCGGCTTCAGCCGCTCGGAGATGACCTCGAACTTGCCGTTCAGTTCGGAGAGGCCCAGCTCAATCCGGTGCACCTGTTCCCGTTCCGGCAGATGTTTGAAGTCCGTCTCCAGCGCCAGCACCCGGTCTTCGACCAGCTTGAACCGACCGTTCACCGCCGCAGCCGTCGTTTCGCGATCGCGCGTAAGCTTGTCTTCGGCTTCGTCGATCTCCTTCTTCAGGTCGATGATCTCGTCGAGCGCCTCCTTCGAGCCGGACGTCACCCACGTGTAGAGCGTGGTGCCGATCGCGATCATGGAGAGGATGAGGCCGGCCCAGTCCTTCACGAACTCCATCAGCCGAACCTCCGCTGGCGTTCGCGGAAGGTGGCGCAATCGACGCAGTCTCGCGCGTTCGGATAGGCCGCACGGCGCGCAGCCGAGATCTCGGCACCGCAATCGCAGAGCAGCGGCCCGGTAACCTCGACGGAGGCAAATTGTCCCCGGACCGCTGCCTGGATCCGCGCGACGCCGGCGTCGCGCTCCTGATCAGCCCGCAGGCTGGCGAGATCGAAATCCCTCTCGCTCATTTCGTGATCGCCCCCTTCATCCCCGTCCTCAAATCGTCGTACCAGCCGTTGCAGCGGTCCTCGCGCCGGTGCTCGCGATCGAGCGCATCGCGCTCGGCGCGGAACGGCACCCGTGCGTCCTGGCCAACGACAAGGGGCGCATGCGGCTCGCGCAAGCGACAATCGGGAGGCAGGTCCGGAAGATCGACAGGCCGATCGGCGACAGCCTTCGCCGCGGCGCTGTCGACGTAGCGCTGCGCATCAGCGCTGCACCCAATCAATGTCAGGCTGCTCAACAGTCCAAGGACGATCGGCAAGAGCCTTCGGTAGCGCCACATCTTTCTGTTCCCCGTCCTTCGCTGCATCGGCTGCCATCCGCCTGCTGAATCCCGCATAGGCGTAATCGGTCGCCATCTTCTCCCTCTGTGCCGCCGCCAGATCGGCCTTCAACGCCGCGATCTGGCCGCCCGCGACCAGCTCTGTCGTCGCCCTGTCGACCGCCTGGCGCACGGCGCTTGTCCGGTCGATCCACAGCCAGCCTGCAATCGCGGCGATCGCGATCACCGGGACCGGGATGCAGAAAGTCAGGATGCGGACGAGCAAGGTCCAGGCGGCTGCGGCGGTCATGATGCCGTGACTGGCGGCACGGGAGGAGCAGAGCCGGTGCTATCAGCGGAGGCGGCCGGCGCCGGCTGCAACTCGGCGGGGGAAAGCTTTACCGATGCGGCGGCGGCCGGCTGATCCGCCACCGGACCGGCATCGATCGAGCGCAGCTTGCTGAGAGCAAGGCGGACTTCCGCAAGGACGTCGGTCCTATTCTCGATCTCGGAGACAAGCTGGCTTTCGAACTCGGTCAGCTTGGTGAAGATAGAGCGGGTTCCGGTTTCGAGAGCATCCAGCGTCTTCTTCGCGAGCGTGGAGACGTCCTTCGTGACCTCTTCGGTCCCGCGTTTGGCCAGGGCATCTACGACGTCCGGCACTTTTTCGGGCTCTACGCCCAACCATTTCAAGAGGCTCATTCGGCGGCTCCTTCTCTGTTCGGATCGATGATGGTGTCGGGGCCGGCCGCGGCCGTGATGGCGCGCAGGTCCATGGCGCCGAACGCACGATGGATGCCGAGCAGCGCGGCGATCATGACCACCATCGAGGGGATGGTGATGCCGCCGATCGCCACCGCGTCATGCCAGCCGGCAAGCGCGCCAGCGACTATCGCCAGGATCACGCCCCAGGCGAGGACGAATGACCACCAGAAGGCGAGGCGCGACAGACGATAGGCGGGCTTACGCAGCATCGTCAGGCACAAAAACCGAGGCCGGCGGGAAGCAGCAGAATGCGATCCTCACCTTCGACGTCGCCGTGGTCTTTGATCGAAAGGACGCCGCCATTCCGGCCGCCGTCTTTCGTCTCATTCAGCTGGGCGATCTCTTCGGCGGCGTCATAGCCATCGGCAACGACGAAATAGGTCGACCGCTTCACCGGCCTGTCGATCTCAACCTCAAAGAGCTTCATTGGTTCATCCTTTGAACAGCTTCGACTTCTTCGCCCAGGTCCGCCACGGATGCAGCTCGTAGTGCGGGAGGTCGACCAGATGTTCGTCGGTGGTTTTGCCGTTGAAGTTCCAGTCGCCGCCCCAGCGGAGCGGGATCTGCATGTCCTTCGCCAGCCCGTAGCCAAATCCGGTCTCCGGATTGAAGCAACCGATCACCTTGTTGAGGGCGACGAAGCGCGCAGCGTCCTTCCAGTCGATCGGATAGGGCGCGACATCGAGGGCGATTGCCGGCGACCAGTTGTGTGCCGACTGGCCGAAATGAGCATGCGTGTTGCCCTTCCGGAAGGCCTCTTCCTGGTCGGCACGGCCGCGCTGGCTCTGCAGGATCGTGAAATCGTACTTCTCGATCGCCGCGTGCATGACCTTCTGCAGGAGCGGATGCGCGCTTTCGAGGCGGGCGAGCGAGACTGCGGAGAATTTGGCCATGACCGATCCTGAACGAGCGGCCGGAGAAACCTCCGGCCGGCAGGATCAAAGGTATGGCTGGTTCGCGGGGTGCTGTCGGGAGGGCGGTTTCGCCCTGCGATTCGTCAGAAGAGCGATCCCTGATCGTCTTCGTGAGCGGCGCGGAAACGGCGGCGATGGTCCTTGACGGTGGACCGGGCCACACCGAGCGCCTGTGTGATCTGGTTGATTGAATAGCCTTTGCCGTTCATTTCGGCAATCGTCCGATCGCGCTGACGCTTCTGACCGTTGAGGGCCGGCGGGATCTCCAGCTTCTGGCCGCCGAAGGCTTCGCCCAACGCCCGGGCTGCTTCAACGCCGATCAGCCTCGGGATCCAGTGGTCAGGCGTCGGATCGCGCGGCACGTAGATAACCTGGCAGGCCTTCTCGCGGCCGAGCAGCAGCGCCGCCCGCTCTCCGGCCACATCGGCGATGCGGTTGAGGAGTGGGGAGAACCACGCGCGTTCGCGATCGGCGTTCACCGGACCTCCAGGCGAATGCCGCGCGTCGTGGAGGTGAGGGTCTGGCCGTTCCCACCATGCCAGACGAGCTGGAGAGTGAAGGAACCATCCTTGCAGCGATAGAAGGCGGAATGGCGGGTCAATTTCCAGCTCGTGCCGCTCGCCTTCGCCAGCGCCATGTCGGCCAGTTCCTCGGCCGCGATCTTCTCGATGCGATCGAAGGGCACTTTCACGCGCCCTGTCATGCGACGACGCGCGCTCATGGCCGAACTCCATCCGGCAGATCGCCGGCGCCGGTGTTCACGAGCGTGCCGACGATCGTCTCATCAAGGCCACGGCCGAAGGCGATCTGGCCGGCTGCCGACATGCTGTCGGCGATGATGCTGCCGCCGTAGAGCCGGCCGTTCGCCCGGAATTCGGTGAGGAAGACGACGCCGCGCCGCGCAAGGCGGTTGCGGGCGGAGATCGGCACGTCGACCATGTCGTCGAACAGGATCCCGTCAGCATAGGGCCGGCACGGATGAATATGCATTTTATGCATTTTCACTCCATCATGTTCATGCCGCACTTGCCTTCGCAGGCCATGCGGAGATGGTTCTTGTGGCCGACGAGGCCGGCGTAGATCGTTCCGCCGCACCGCGGACATTCGCAGCGGCAACGGTCGATGCCTTTCTTCAGCATGATCTTCTTGAGCTTCAGGCCCGTGGTGAGCGTCTGCCGCAAAGCCTCCGGTCGGAAAGCTTCGTGGTCGATGAGCTTTTTCATGCCGACTTCGCCTCCCGGATCTTCTCGCCGAGCGCGTTCATGACGGCCGGCCAGTGTTCGGAGTGGAAATCCTCGATATGGGCCGGGGTGCCGGGCCGATCGCGGCGGCTCACAAGCAGCCAATGCACCAGCGAGTTCATCTCGGCAAAGGCCGGATCGATGCGGTGGAGTATGGCGAACTGTGCGCGGGCGATCTTGCAGCCGGGTTCGCGAGCATAGTCGGGCATGAACTTGTCCACGGACCAGTCGACGCCGGCTTCGCGGGCCATCCAGCCCTTCAGCGCCTCGATCGCCTTGTTGGCGTCTTCCGGATAATGGAGGAAGCGGACGTGTTCGATGCCCGTCTGGCGCTTCACGAAGGCGAGCAGTGCACTATCCTCCCGGTGCTCGACCAGACCGAGGTTCCAGGCGGAGATCCACAGCGCCTGCAGCTTGGCGGCGTAACGACCTTCGAGCTTCTTTCGAGAGCCGGTCGAAGCCTTCTTGAAACCCCGCCGGCGGAACTCCTCGAGGAGCCGCTGGCGCTCGGCCTCGGTCATATCCTTCGCGGAGCCCTTGCCCGTCACGCGGACGGCAAGGGCGCGATAAGTGTCCTCGTCCAGGCCGAGCTGCTTGCGGGCAACATGGATGGCGGCGATCGCGCTCATGATCCGGCTCCATTGCAGTTGGGGCACGGCAGGCCGCGCCGGATCTCGGATGGCTTCATGTCGAAATGCCAACCCTCGTCATGGCCGCATTTCGCACACTCGAAGCGCGCGCCCTCCGCGGTGCGCCAGCCGGGCATCAGACCCGGCGCTTCGCCATGATCCGTGGCCTTCATCATCACCCGCCGACTAGCGCACGGCCGCGGTCCGAAGAGGTCCGCCTTCATGACGCGCCCCCATCGTCCAGGACGGCGTCGATCAGACCTTCTTCCACCACGGTCTCGACTATCAGGGTCGCCAGCCGTTCGCGGGTCAGGCCACGCGTGCGCGCGGCCGGCGCCAGGCGCTGGAGGATACCGATGGGAAGATGCATGGTCCGGCAGGCATCCATCCGGCCGGTGCGCTGGAAGCCGCGCCAGCGGCGGGCAGAGCATTCGAGCGCGGAGACGGTGCCAGCCGATATCCCGATCTTCGCGGCGATCGCAGCCTGGGTCATGCCCTGGTCGCGAAGCGCCAGAACGGCAGCGGTGCGACTGGGATAGCCGAGGCAGGGTTTCGGGCCGCTCATGCGGCACCTGCCTTCGAGCCTTCACCCGACATGGTGATTGCCGAGAACCGGCTCCATTCGCTACGCTCCACAAAGGCGGGAGACGAATGATGAAGAAGACGGACTGGCTGACGCCCATAAATCTGGCAACTGCCACGTTGATGGGCGTGGCCCTGGGAATAGCGATCGGAGGCGTCGCGACGTTTCACGATCCTCTGAGAAAATGGCAAACCCTTATTGCGGGAGTACTCGCCATCGGTGCTGCTTTTCTGACCGTTGCTGCGATGTTCGCCACGGACCGACATCAGCAAAATCGACACGATAGCCTGGTGAAGCTCAACCTTCGCGCAGACCGATTGCAGATAGAGCGTGCGCACGATGTGCTGTGGAAGTATGAGAATGTGCTTCTGCCGTTCAGTACCAATCTCGACGCTTTTTTGCGACGCATGAACCAAGAGCCCGATCTGGCGCCACCGCCGAGTTTGCAGTTGATTAAGGCGGGCCTCGAACACTTCAGCGCGGCCCTCAACGACCCGATGGTCGCGGACGCGCAGAAGCTGTTCAACGCAAATCTTGTCGAGTGTTACCGTTCGGCAACGTTCTTTTGCCGCCTCGGAACCGCCGAGGATCGCACGCTGGTGCAAATTGCAAATGGCCAGATAGAACAGGTCGACCGGCTTCACCTCTCTAGAGCCGTCGGCGAGATCGCGGCCCTTCAGGCCTTTGCAACCGAGTACCGTCGGCTCCTGACGGGCACACGGAAACTG